CAATAGCTGCTAATTTACTTTGAACGTAAAAAGGAATTTCAATGGTTGCTGGTGTGGCTTCGTTAGCCAACAAAAAAGCATGAGGACAACACATTAAAGTGTTTCTAATCAAGCTTTCATCTATGTTATATTTTTTATAACCAGCAGGAATAGCACTAACCATGACACAACCCTGGTGCATAGGGGTTCCTGCAGTTTGAACTATAGCTGTTACTTTAGCTCGATAATACACGGAAGCTCTAAATGGAATTCTCGCTAATTCATTAAGTAATATTTCTTCAGGAACAAGAATTCTAGCCAAGGTTTTATTTATTGGGTCTGTCATGTTCCAATCTACTGATTTGACAAAATACGGTTTATTTAGAATTCTAGAATAATCCATCTCTAATTTTAAAGGAAGACTATCTAGTTTCGGTTGTTTAGTATATATCATGGGGGGAGCAATTTCTGCTTTGCTCCGCACACTAGAATAAAAATTAGAGGCTGTTTCAGTAACGGCCTCTGCTGTTTCGGTAATTGTATTTTCATTATTTGTGATTCTGTTTTAATGGTAACGTAGTAGAATCGAACACGTTAACCATACATACGATGTCTCGGGTTGTGTTTAGAATAAATTTAATAAAATATTCTAAAAATAATATCAATCTGTAGCTAGTCCAACCAAGACTATTATAACTCAATAATCAATAAAATTCAATATATTTACATTATGTACAAAATAAAATAAAATAATATTTATAAGTAATAGCTCATGTATCCATCTAATTCGACGTTTTCGTCTTCATAAATGGACATCATGTAACTCTCGGGCAAAATCTTATACTTCCAATTGTAACCCTTCATTCTATTGTGAAAATCGTACAAAAGCATATCTCCGTCTGGGTGTAAAAACAACTCTCGCTGAAAACATCCCAACTTGCCATCCATAACTACGGCTAAGTCTTTATTGGAGTTAACAAAAGATAAACCAGACTGCAGTGTCCTCAACTCCAATGGACATACTACTCTGCCTAACTTGCTATGATATCTAAAATTGCGCTTAAGAAACTGAATATCGTCCATACTTTCACTGGGACTCACAATCTTTTGTTTGGTTGCAGTTGTAAAATCCATACCCATACTAACGAAAAAATCTCTCATGGTTATAGCGTTCAAAAACTCAGGATATTTTCTTACTCCATTACATTTATCATCACCATAAACATAATCAATTACTACTTCCCAAAATAATTTAACTGATGGAGAAACGCCATTCTTGACGCACTCACGGTAAAACCACATAGCGGTATAAAACTTATTTATTAAACTATTAAATATTGCAGTTAAAAAACTGCCAGATGGAAAAGAATGCGTGGTCATTACAAAATCATCTTGAATTGCTACCAAAGAATGTACTAATGTCT